AAATATTCAAAACCTAGATTTAGAAGAAATAACACTTACATTTCAAAAGCAAATTTTAGAAATTATAAATAAAAGTGACTCTTTTGAAGAGATGTTAGATGAACTTTTCAAAGCTTATCCAACCTTTGATACAAAGCTTTTAGAGACAAGTTTATATAAAAATCTTACTCTTTCACAGCTTTTAGCAGCTGCTCAAATAGAAGATGAAAATCCAAATGGTTAAGATAGATTTTCAAGCTCAAAAAACACCAGATGGTGCAGTTGATTATCTTAGAAATAAAGGTTTAAAACTATCTTTTAATTATGATGAGCTTTTAAAAGAGGCTCACGATAAAGCTTTTACTGTTGCCAAAATCACAAGAGCCGACCTATTAAACGATATTCATGAATCACTTACAAATGCCATGAAAAGTGGTGAGAACTTCGAAACTTGGAAAAAAAATATCATTCCAACTTTAGAAAAAAAAGGTTGGTTGGGTGAAAAAGAAATAGTAAATCCAGCAACAGGTGAAGTAAAAAAAGTAGTAATAGACTCAAGAAGATTAAAAACTATCTACAGTACAAATATGAGAGTTGCATATCAAAAGTACAGACATAAGCAAATGATGGAATTGCCCTTATCAACATTTTGGATGTATAGAAGTGCATTACTTGAAAACACCAGGGATTCACACAGAAAACTTCATGGAATAGTTCTACCAAGAGATCATGCTTTTTGGAATACAAATTATCCACCCAACGATTGGAATTGCAAATGTACAGTTACAGCTCACAGCAAAAGAGACCTTGAAAAAAGAGATTTAAAAGTAGCAACTGGAGAGATTGAAAATATAGCTTCAAAAGATTGGGCTTACAATGTAGGTAAAACTTCAAATTTAGCAGGAATTTCTAAGTTAAATTTAGATGATTCGTTAAAAGATTTACCTTTAATAAGTAGTGCTAAAAATGAAGCTTTAAAAGATATGAGTGAGGCAGAGTTAAAAGATAGATTTTATAAAACTTTAGGAGTAAAAGAAGGAGGATTATTTATAGATAAAATAAATGATCCTCTTCTAGTAGATGATAATCTTTTTAAATCAGCTAATGGTTATACAAAGATAAAAAAACAAGATAGACACCTATATTTAGATGAAATTGCAAACACTATTTCAAATCCAGATGAAATGTATTTATATTACAATGAAGAAAAGAAAATACTTGAGAAGAAAATGTTTAGATATTTTAAAGGTGATGGTGGTGGTAAAAAAGCTATACAAGTAGTATTTCAATATCTAAAAGATAAAACAGTTGGAGTAACGGGATATTTTATTAAAGATACAAGTCAAGTTGAGAGTAGAAGATATGAAAAATTGATTTACAAGAAGGGGCAGGAGTAGTAATTGTGCTTTTCCATGGCGGAGCCTGCTCGCCTATTGCACACACAATCCCTCTGTGAGAGAATTATATCAAAAGGAAGCTATAAAATGCAAGTAACATTACAGATTACAGATTTACCAAATGTTCAAATAAAACTAAGAGAAATAGAACAACATATCTCAAATATAGCTCCTTTAATGAAAGAGATGGGAAACTATCTTTATAACATTACAAGAGACAGTTTTGATAATCAAAAGGACCCAAATGGAAGAAACTGGAGTCCACTATCAGATTCAACAAAGAAATATAAATCTACATCTAAAATGCTTTATCAAGAAGGAGATTTACAAGATAAATTTATTTATGAAGCTACAAAAGATGGAATACTTATAGGGACAAATGCAAATAGTAAAGGTAGCTATTTATATCCAGCGGTTCATCAGTTTGGTACAAAAGATGAGAAAACACCAGCTAGAGCTTTTATGCCTATTACACTTGATGGTAAATTATATGATGATGTGGAAAAAGTATTAGGAGAGATAGTAATTGATTTTATAGAAAGTGGGATTAATTAAAAAAGAGATGGCTCTCTTAATGGTTTAGTAATAAGTAATATCTGAGCTTCACTCAAATCATAATCTTTAGCAAGTTTTTTAGTAAGTCTTCGCTCACCGTATCTTTTTTTATACTCTTTTATAATTTCATCATTTCTAAGAGTAGTTTTATATGAAGGGATATATAAAGATGAACCACCATGTTCTTTGATAACATCTGCAATAGTGATATTAGGATTTTTTATAAAGTTAAATAAATCTTCAAATAAATCATAGTTAGTAACTGCTGCCATCTTCAACCCTCCATAAATTTGGGTAATTGTAGCAAAATAAATAACAATTTGCAATAAATAATGTTTTTATAATATCAATTCGTATTATTTAAATACTAATATTTCATTATGTTATCTATTTCATATTTTCTAAAGCTATGATTACTTTTGTAGCTTCATGTTTTGTTAGTTGTTTTGCAGTTTCTAACTTTATAGTAGATATCTTATTTATAAAGCTTAAAAAAGCAGGAAAGCTTTTATCTCTAGCTTTTTCACCCCATAATTTTGAAAGTTTATATAGTTGTGCCTCTGTTGCTTTAGAAATTGGAATATCACTTACATTTCTATTGCAAAAATCTAAAAGTAGCTTTAATTCATCTATACTTAACTTAGTTGTACTATCAACTCCAAACCTTGAGATCATAAACTCTTTTCTCATTTCATCATCTGTAAACACATTATGTTTAACTATTTGAATTTTTTGAATAAGGCTTTTTTTGTATATTATTTGATTTTTTGTCATATTTGTCCTTTTCTATGCAACCCTTACAACCTATACAACCACCATATTATAAGCCTTTATTTGTGGTAGTTGTAGTGGTTGTAACGGTTGCACTAAATTAAAGTATAAGTGATAGGTTTACCTTTTTTCTCTTGGTATTTACTCCAAAATTTATCGGTAAACTTATCCAAAGTATCTCGTGCTGTTTTATCTGTTTTTTCATAACCGATTTGATTTAAAAGTTCTGTTTGTCCTAAACCATCAGGATTTTTATTTAGAATCTCTTTTGCTTTTCTTACAAAGTTTTCTTCATATTCACTCATGGTTGAATAAACTTCATTAAGTTTTGTAAGTTCTAAAGTTTTAGTACTTACACTAACTCCAATGTCTTTTACAAGGTTTCGTGAGTGTGTTACATTCAACATAAAATGCAGCATATTTTCTTCTCTAGCTTTTTGAATCATTTCATAAACATTATCAGGAGAGTTAATAAATACTTGAACTCCAGAGATTGTACTTCCTGATTTTGTAGCATGATGCATTATGATAACAGTTGCACCTGCATCTCTTATTCTCATGATAATTTTCATAAACTCTTCAGATTGACTTTTACTATCTGTATCTACAAAATCCTTTGTAGTTTCAAATACAAAAGTTACATCTTTATAATTATCTCTCTTTGCTTCCTCGTCTATTTGTCTTAAGTAGTCAATAGGTGAGCAGCTAATCTTTGCACGACTAACATATTCAACTTTTGGATGATTTATTAATTTATCATCTATTTTTCTCTCAGCCAAAGAGCTAAGACCGTTATCCATATCTACATAAATTATTCTTCTTATATCGTTTCTTTTTGCTAAAGTTGTAGTAATTCCATATCCAAGCCATGTTTTACCTTGCTTTGGTGGAGAATATATTAGTGTTACACTATTAGAGTATAAGAAATCTTTAATATATTCTACTTTTTCATCTAATGAAAAATCTTCTTTAACTAAAGTGTTTCCTTTTAAAAAATTAAACATTTTTATTACTCACTTTCTCTAAATTATCTTTTAACCAGTTTTCTAGTTGCTGTTTTTTCTCAGGACTTACTCTCTCAAGCAAAATATCAAAGTCATGTTTATTTTGAGTTCTTCCATATTTAAACTCCCAAAATAGAACTTTTAAAAACCAATTATTTAGCTTTTCTTTATCCTGTGTTTTTACAATAGAGTTAAAATAGCTTTCAAACTCTACAAAGTTATCAAAGGAACAAATATGTACTTGGATGTTTTTATAAGCTTCATCTAGTTTTTCATTACCTGTATTAACTGTTAGTATGTTCATAAAAATCCTTTCTTTGTTGGTCTAAATATTTTTATTGTTTTCACTACATATCCACATAAAACACATTGATTTGCTCCATTAAGTTTATGTTTACAATATTTTTGTTTTTGTGATATTTTCACATTCATTTCAACTCCCTATTAATAATCTCAATAGAACACTCAAAGAGTGCTCTATGAAATCACTTAACTTCTTGGTAAATTTTTAAATTTTTTCTATTACCAAACCATTCTTTATCGTTTTTAATGAACTCTTTTGCCTCTTCTAGTGTTTCTTCAACACCAACTATACAAAATGTTGTTTCATCCTCAATATTAATAATTAAGAATTCATTCATTTCATCCTCCACCAATTATAAAATCTACCTACCAAATAGCTCCGACTGTAGCTAAAACCAAACATAGTGAAAACCACTATCACACTCTGTAATTCAGAGCTTAAATCTTTTATAAGAGGAAGTAATATCCTCATAACAATAAGCCCTATTAATATTCCTAACACACTATTTATGAGTGCTTCATTGTGTGTATCTCTTTTTGTCCTCATCTTGAGGAATAATCTTTAACGATAGTAAAACCGTTGTCTTTTAGCTCTTGTAGGGCTTCTTGCTCTTTTGTCATTCTCTGCCATCCGATTCATAACCAGCTATTTTATAAATATGACTTGTATCATCTACTTCGATATTTGTTTTACTTTCATTACTGTCAAGCCAATCTACAGCTTCATTTAAAACCTCTTCAACTGTATCACCTGTAAAATCTTTTGCTCCATCAAGAATAAGTCTATACTTGTCTTTTTCATATTGCAAATTAAAAATGTTGCAATCATTTTTTAAGATATTAAATAACTCTTCTATCATCCTAAACCCTTTCCAACCAACCAACAAAGTTCATTTCTTGTTCTGGATTTTTTTCAATTATCTTTACATACTTTCTATATTGCTCTCCGTTTAGGGCCTTTAAAAGCTTTAACTTTTCTCCTCTTTTAAGAACTATCTCTAAAGCATTTAAAGTCATAGAACCAATAAAACCCGTCGTTGGTAAATCTTTATAAATCCTTTGATTTCGATTTATATGATTTAAAGCAGTTTGTAGAAATAGTCCTGCATCATCTTGTCCCATGTTCACGCTTGTATCAAACAGCTCAATTGCAATCTCTTTGTCTTTAATGTTAGATAATCTCAAAAGGTCACAATTCCAAAAGTCATAGAAGTAAATATTTTTTGCTTTTTCTAAAGTAAGATTTGCAATATCAATCTCAGGATAAGTTTTCTTAGTTATACCAAACTTTGTTTCACCACCATTATCAAACTTATTATTCACATAACCCTTTTCAATTTTCAGAACTGCTGCAAAGGCTTCGTCAAAGAAGCCTTTATTAGTTTGATTCTCACTCATACTTGCTCTCCTTCTACCACCTTTTTATCTTCAACTGCTATTTCTAAACCTGCTAAATCTAAAATTATATGCTCTAGTGGTCCATCAACTTCACCATTCTTTCTATGTTTAAATCTAATATATGATTTAGTACCTGCAATCTCTGTTGCATCATCAATCATGCTCATAGCTGCTTTCCAAAGTTCATGTTGAATTGGATAAGATTTTAAAGATAGAATTTGTTTTGCATCAACTTTTCCATTCTTTACATCAAACACTCTAGTGATTAATGTTTGAATCTCAGCATCAGCTCCATTTGTTTTAAGAGTTAAATACTCATCAATCTTTTCTTTTGCAAGGTTAAGTTTTTGGTCAAAAGATATAAGTTTTGCAACTTGAATCTCAACTACTTTTGTTCCATCAAAAGACTTCAATGTAACAGTTCCACTTTTACTTGTAATTCGCTCCATGTTGTACTTTTGTCGAAGTAAATCCACAAAACCATAACACTCTTCAAAAGCTTGTGTTTTAAACCCAATTAGAAAACCTTGTAATCCAATTGCACCTGCAGTTAATCTTTCAACCACTTCATCCTCAAGTTGTTTATCAACAGTTACCATATCTTTATGAACATAGACACCTTCTTTGTTTCGCCATTGCCCAGCTTCATTTACTTTAGGCATATATTCTCCTTATAATTTATTTTTTGAGTACTCAATAAAGCTCACCATTGTGAGCTCTATGATTGCTCTAATAAAATCCAATTTTTAAACCTTGCATTTCTATTATTTCTATTGCGTATTCTTCATCATCTTTATTTTTTATTTTGAAAGGATTTAGTCCCTTATTGATATTTTTGATAAACTCTTCACTTAGTTTAAAAAGTTTTGAACCACCTATCTTTTTAGATTCAAAAGGTTTATTTTTCGCTATTGCTGATAGGTAATCTTTAGACATTCCTAATTCAATACTCAAACAACAAAAACCATAATATTCTTTTAAATCCAAGCACTCTTTTTCTGCTATTTCTTTATATTTAAGAGGCAAAGATTCTTTTAATATGCAAGTGTCTCTACCCATCTTTTTAAACTGCAATTCCATTTGCCGAAATAAAGCATTAGATACATTAGCTTTTTTGTATAATTCATGCATTAAAACATAGCCTTTAAATAGTTCCATATTAAGCTCCTAATGGTTTTCTTCTAAATCATTCTGATTTGCACGCTCATTAAGTACTCGTATATTTTGTCTTTGATCTACAATACTTAATCCCATATACAAAGCTATAGTTCTACATACATATTCAGCTTCATCCTCTTTTAAAGGTATTCCGAAAAAATCTTGTTTTTCAATAATCAGAAAATCTTTATCTCCACTTGCAGCTCTTTTTACATTCGTGTATTTATTATCAACCTCTATCATTTTGTTTCCTTAAATGGTATTTTTTCTTTATCTTCTTTTTTCGTTCTTAGCACTTCATTTAGGATAAATCCACCTAAAAAGCATAAGAAACACATCACTATAAACATTGCTGCATTCATGTGTCTATCTCCTTTAAAAGTTGCATTAAATCTGTTGTTGTACTTTGTACACCTATTATTTCTTGTTTGTAATGTTCTTTAATTTTTGAGTATATTTTTTGTGGATTTGGATATATTTTTCTAGCGACTAAACTGATTGTAGCTTTGGATAGCCCCAATTCAATGGCAACCTTACCTATGGATTTCTCTTTGATTTTTTCTTTAAGTATTTTTAGCGGGTCCATAAGGTTTTCAAATCTCTATTAATATAAGTATAAGCACCTTTCTCTATTGCTTTTTTTACCTCTTTCGCTCTTTTTACATCAAATTTATATAAATATCTCGTACCTTTTATTTTGTACTTTTTTAAATAGTATCGTGTTGGATGCATTTCATTAACTTCTATTCTGCCAACTATTACACCTATTTTTTTTAATCGTTCCATCCACTTTTCTAACCCAACCTTTGTGATATTTGCTTGTTCAATTATTTCAGGAATAGTAATCTCTTCTTGTTTTATTGAACTAAGTATTTTCATTAAATTTTCTGGAATTTCTATCTTCCTTTTTTTATCTGGACTAAAATCAAAACATTCATTCGTGTTATAATCAAATAGTGAATTATCAGAAACTAAAGGAGCTTTTACTCCTGTATTCTTTACTAATCTATAATCTCTGTTAGTTAAGGGATTTCTTTTCTTCCCGATGAATTGAACATATCCTGATTTTTCCAAAAATCTTAAATATTTTTGAAAATATGAAAAAGGAATTTCACATACCATCAACACATCCCCAGCCCTAAAAAGTTTATTCCTTCTTATGTAATTCCAAATCTTTTGATTTCCTTTTACTTTCTTTTTTGAATAATCAATCTTTTTGTCTTGTTCCATGATCTACTCCACTTTGATTAAATATTTTTAAATTAGCACTCTCATATCCATTTAATTCGCAATATTTTTCAAGCCTAATTAGTAAAACTCTTATATTTCTAAGGTTTGGATATTTTGTTAAAAAGTGATTGATTAAATCATCTTCAATTTTTACATCACTAAGCTCACAAAACTTTTTTATATCTTCCCTACCAATAGCTCTAAACTCAACCAATTCAACAATTCTTGAATAATAGTGTCTATGCTTTTTAAACTTTGCGTTAGCCTCTTCCATACCAATGAAAAACACTATTACCCCTGTTTCATCGTGTATGTCACGCAATAACTCTAGAACTTCATTCTTTGTAGATTTTAATATTGCATCTACTTCATCAATTATTATGATTCTAGGGTCATTCAATAATGATTCAACTACCCTTCTATACAAGTATGAAGCTTGACCTTGAGAGTCTAAATTAAGCTCTATACATATTTCTCTAAGTAATGAAGATTTTGTCCAAGTTTGAACTGCTCTAAAAAGTAAAGCATCATCTTGAGCTGTGATTTTTTCTAAACTCATTGTTTTACCTAGTCCATAATTTCCAAAACCTAACCCCATTTTAGGAGCACTTGCTGGTAAATCTTTCAATCCTTGAAATGCTTCTTTTAGTTTGATATAATTTTGTGTTTGAAGAAATTCTTCTTTCATGTTAACTCCTGTTTGTTTATTTAAGTCCGCCAAGACTCGAACAGGAAGAGACATAGCTCTTCCCTATCCAACCTTTGCCTCTTTTTCAGCCATTTTCCAAATATCAGGATATTTAGCTGCTAGTTTTTTAGTTGTTTCATCGACCATATTGTTTTTTATATCCCATAAGAAACGGTCAAAATAACTCTCAAAAATAGGTCTTCCGCTTGGAAGTATTTTTGTAGGTTTTCCCTCTTCATCTTTTTGTTTAAAGTCATATCTATTTGAAGTTTCAAGCTCTTTTTTGTCTTTTTGTTCAAACATAATTGAGTCTTTTAACAATCTATCTACAGTCTCTGTATGTTTGGTAACAGCTACTGTTTTTGTCTCTATTACATCTCTAACTGCATCTATCCTATCCATAATAGTTGCATCTTTTATTGCCTGAGCTTCTTTTATTATTTTGTCCATCTGTCTCATTAATTGTTGAGATTTTTTCTTAGCTCCTCTAATTGCATATCTATCTTTACCCATGTGTTCTAAATCTTCAGCAATACAAATAGGGTTCATATTCTCATCATAAACCAAGATATAACCCATATCTTGACCAACCATAATGTAAACATGATGTCCTGTAAACTCAACTAGATCAATATGAGCATAATTACATCCATCGTATGCAATTCCTTTTTTACCAACTCTTCTAATTACACTTTCACCAAGTAATAAATCAAGCATTCTAATATCAGATATTGATTCAACTGGTGTTACATCACCATTCCATTTATTTATTGGTTTTGCGTTGATTCCTTTATGCACTCTTTGTTCATAAAGTTTATCAACCCAGTTATCAATCCAACTTTGTAAACCCTCAGCACTTTCAAGTATGGTTAAATCAAGCCCTATATTATCTTTCTTGATTTTCCAAGCATCTCTAAAAACTTTTTTCTCTTCATCAGTTTTTAATGCCTGTTCTTTTCTCCATTTCTCTTGAGCTCTGATTTTATCTGCAAAAGATTTTCTACTTTGAAGCTCTTTTCTCTCAGCAACACTATGTCCTATATATCCTGGAATTTGTTCAAACAATTCTCGTGCTAAAGTTCCAAATACTCTCTCAACATGAGGTTTACAATCCCCACTAAATGGAGGTACAATATTCATATCAATTTTTAAATTAGTGCATATTGTTTCAAAGTGATTAGATGTATAATCTCGTCCATTATCAATAACAACATTCTCAGGAATACCAAGTTTTAAAATTGCTTTTCTTAAAAGTTGAGAGATACTGTAAGAACTTGAAGTATCAGCTACATGAAAAACAACTCTTCTACTAAATACATCAATAGCAGCTAGAACTGTATATCTTTTTCCATCCTCACAAATTACATCAGCTGGAGTTGAGTCAAGTTCCCAATATTGATTTTTATAAGTTGCTTTTGCATCAGCTGAACCATAAGCTACTAAGAACTTATTTTTTGCACTATCAGGAGATTTTGAAAACTCAAATAAAACTGGATTTTTTCTTTTCCATTCTCTAAAATAGTTATTCAAAGCATCATAACTAGGCATTAATTTTCCAAAGGTATGACACATATTTCTATATATCTCACTAATTCGAGGTCTACTTGCTCTTAAAAAATATCGTTCTGCTGTATCTTTTTGTGTTTCATCAAGAGCTTTTACACCTTTTATAGCTCCTCTTGAATCAATAAATGATTCAACAATATTTAATCCCTTATCTTCAGCTTCTTTATACTTCCTAATCCAATCATTTAATTGTTTTACACTTACATTTCCCAAAATATCAAAGCTAATATCATTTTTCAATGTTTGTTCTAACCACTGCTTTTGATTAAGAGTTGAATTTCTTTTTTTATAAAAATCTATCAACTTACATTTAGTAACTGCTAGTTTTTGCTTATCAGGATGTGCTAAAAGATACTTTCTTGTAAAATTTGCTTTTAAAATGTTATTGATTTTATTTTCTTTGATTTCATCTTTTGGTTTTACTCCAAGCTCTTCTAATTTCTCTTTATATCTTTGAGGTAAATCATCAAACTTATAATGTTTGACTGGCTTTGCACTTGTTTCTATGGATTTAGATTCGCAAGGGATTAGTGATAAAGACTTAACTAATGCAACATGAGAAATACCAAGCTTTTCCATTAAATCTTTTGCTGTAAACTCCATATTACTCCACCTTCCATGGCAATTCATCTTGCCATATCCCATCCTTTTGTAATTCAATAATTATTACCCTACTCGTTCCACCTCGGTGTGCTTTTTTTCCGTTGAACTTTCCATCAAGAACACCACTTAACATCTCTTTAGTTACACCAATGGCTTGAGCATAGGCACTTACTGCATACTTTGATTTTTCGAACCTTTTTCTAAGTTCTGTTTTCTCTTTTTTTTCTTTTTCAGCCATTAGTCAAGTATCTCCTTTTCAATAAATTCAACTAGCTCTTTTTTACCTTCAAGCTTATCGCCCTTTACAAATACCAACTCCAACTTTGCTGGATTGTTTTTATGACTACATATAAAATACTTATGACCAAACATAACCTCAGGCTCTGTTTGGATATTCCAAAAACCAAAATTAACTACCATTATTTACTCCTAAATTAAAATATAAAATACTCACAAAAATTAAGATATTTTCATCAATATTCACGGTTAAGTCCTTATTTGATACCATTTCGCTGAGTACTCAAAAATATCAATATAAGGACTTAATAATGAATATGGAAAATAGACGAGTTTGTATTCACTGTAGTAATGAAACTTTTCCAGAAGTTCATGAACAATATATGTTATGTGAAAAATGTGGAGCAGCTACATATAAAGCTTTTCAACAAAAAGGCATAAACTTTAAAGCTTCAAAATGCCCAAATGTTGAAGATTGTTATGGATACGGACAATATACGCCAGAATGTGAAAAATTAATTTTCACACCTAGATGTCTTGTGTCGTTGCATGAAAAACTTTATCTTCAAGAGTTAAAATTAAATAAGGTTCTTGAACTTCGAAACTAACAGTTTCTCCTATATATTTCTCATATCCATCAAAGGTATAAATTTTATCTCGATAATAAATACCTTTTTTGGCTATTTTTCTAATATCTTTTTTCTTTGCTTCGTTAATCATTTTATCAAGATGATTTATTAGCTCAAGTGATTTCTGATGAGCTTCTTTTGCTTTTTCTCTTAAAGGTTCTGCTTCTTTTTCTAATCTCTCGTATTCTTTTTTTATTATTTCTTGATTTTTAATATGCTCATCATATTTTTTAGCTTTCTCTTCAAGCTCTGATATATAATTTTCATCAAAATACATACATGCCACAGTACCTTTTACTTTTACTTCTTTTCCTGCTTCCATATCTTTTAGATATAGTTTTTCTAAGCCTTCTACTTTCAAAACCAATAACATATTTATCTCCAATATCTAAAGTTAAGCCCTCAAAAAAGGACTTAAGAATAGATACTTTCATATCTATTTATGTTCCAGTGCTTTTCTTTTCTTGGTACACTGCTCAAACCTCAATAAACAAAATCACTCTTTAACCTCAAGGGCGAGTGATACCTCCGAGATGCTGTTTATCTACATCTTAATGTGGGGATTTCTTAACACTAGGTTTTAAAAGAACATTTACAAGGCAAAAATAATAAAAAACATATTTTCATTTGCCTTGTGATATAATTACTACTCGTTTGTTAAGTAATTATTTGAAATCATAGTGAAATATTTTTCACTTGTCAAGAGAAAAGTGAAATTTATTGCAACAATTTTAATAAAAAGGTAATTGATGATAGGAAATAGAATTAAAGAAGCCCGAAATTATAAGGGTTTTAGTCAAGAGTTATTATCTGAAAAAATAGGGGTTTCAAAAAGAACTTTAATAAATTATGAACAAAATGATAAAGAACCAACAGCTACTACTATTTTAAATATTGCAAAATATTGCACCATAAATGAATGGTGGCTATTAACTGGTAAAGGTGAAATGTTATTAAATAGCAATATTTCAAATTTATATATAGCAGAACCAAAACCAAACTACAATGCAGAATCAAATTTAGAACTAATTAATATTTCATACTTCAAAGATACTTATGCAGCAGCTGGTGCAGGTGCAATAAACTATGAAACTGCTCCAATAGTTATGTCTTTCGATAGAGAATTTCTAAGAGTTCAACTAGGAATTACAGTATTTAAACATCTTCATATTATCCATGCCATTGGAAATAGTATGCATCCAACTATCCAAACTGGAGAGATGTTATTTATAAATCCTTTTGAAAATGAAAACTTTAAAATAAAAGATAAAGATATATATGTAATTAGCACACCAAATGGTACTTTAGTTAAAAGAATAAAAATACATCCAATAAAACCTATCTATATTTTGGTATCAGATAATCCAGAAGATGAAGATATAACACTTGAAGGTGATGATTTTACTTCTTGTACTGTTATAGGTCGAGTTGTTGGACATTTTAATAAGTTATAAAAAGGAGAAAATATGGCTTTTATACCATTTATATTATTTATAGTAGTTTGGATTTTTACTTATAAACATTTCATAAGTAAACAAAAAGGGAAGTTTATATCCCATTTTTTAGGATTTATAATCTCTTTTTTGGTATTTGCCGTTTCAATTATAATTATTGCACCTCAAACCAACAATCAGCAAAATACTTCAAAAGAAGAAAATGCTCAAGATGATAAGATAACAGAAGAAAAAAAAGTTGAACAATATAAGGCAAAAGAATTAAAAAAATTAAATGATGCATTGAATATATCATTAAAAGAAGCATCACGAATGACATTAGAAGATTTAGAACAATTAGCTATAGCATTTGCAAAAAACAAAAATATTGAAGAAAAATATTATCAAAAAATCTATTCTTGTTTTGGAAATTTTATTTGGAGCAAAGAAAAAACATTACCTTTGTCTACAATTGCAGAATGGTGTTATAACGATACAAAAAAAGAAAATTACGCAAATCAAGATTATATAAATAAAGCTACCTTTATGGTAGATTTTAGCCAATGGGATGGTAGTTATCAGCCTTTTGTAGATCTTATAAAATCTAGTATGAATAATCCTAAATCTTACGAGCATGTTGAAACCAGATACTCGTTTGTAGAAGATAAATACACACCTTATATGAAGATTTTTTGTACATTTAGAGGCACTAATGCTTTTAATGCAATTGTTACACAAACAATATCTGCAAAAGTAGATGAAAATACAAAAAAAATTTATGATATAAAATAATGTGTTTATTTTTTTGCTTTTAAAATGTAGGTAGTTAAACTACATTTTATTAGCAAAACTTTTTTATTTTTGGTTACATTACTAAAGTTACATTGGTTACATTACTTAGGTTACATTGCTCTACTTTTACAACCGCTTCATGCTTTTCTTTTTCTTTTTTTTAATACAAAAGTTTCTATTTAATTTTATTAATGATATAGCCTATAATATCGGCTTCATAGATACACTTTAACAGTTAAATTTTCTTTGATTTTTTCTGTAATTAGGAAGATAAGGAGAGATAGGGAAAAAACTACATTACATACATTTCTACAACCGAGTCATAAAAACCCACATAAACCCGATAATAAGGGCATTAAAAGCAAAAATCACCCGATAATTCATACATACATTTCTTTTACTCCCTCACAGTAAGAACTAAATCATCAATTTTTTCATTTTTCTGAAGCCAAGTATCATTTATAAAAGCATAATCTGAAATAATTCCATTTATTTTATACTTAAGAATCTCTCTTTTATTTAATATTTCATCTTTTGCTTTTATATCTTCCTTTTGTTTTACTAATTTCTTGACATAAAATTTATTTAAATCAATCTGTATTTCAAATGAATAATTTTCTAAATCTTGCTTGTTTAAAAGTATATATTTTATAGTTGTAA